AGAGAGTCCGACACGAATCTCTTCGGAGGTGCAGGCGGCTGTCTCGTAGTCGATGAGAGTGCAGTCTACACCGCTCGTATGGCAGAGTCCGAGTGCCCAGGCCCTGGCCTGGTTAAAGTTGTCGTGGCCTTCAACCCAGCAAGTACGAAGGTAATTGTTGAGGTTGTCGGCAACGTCGCCTTCCTTGGTCATCCAGGCCAAAGACTTGAGCCTGGACGCCTTGGACAACAGATAGAAGTGAGTCTGACCCTTAACGGAGACCTCACGCACATGAGTGGACCCGCTGAGAAACGTAGACTCAATGATCGGCTTGTTGTCCTCAAAAACAAGAGACTTCTGAGGGTTGGTGTAGGGCACGCCGTGCTCAAGAAGGACAGCGGCGATGTTGGTACCGTTGAAAAGGTAAGCAACACGATGGTCAACAGAAACCAAGTGATCATCACCACAGGTCACCATTCGAACGAGGTATACGTAGACCTCGAGGAAGAACTGAGGCCAGGTATCCAATGGAAGACTACCGTCAGAGTCGCAACTGAGGTAGTAATCAGGCTTACCAACCAAACCTCCGAGATGGCGGAGATTGTTGCGAACAAGGAACGACATCGCGACGAGGAGGTGATCCTTGGAACCGAATGTGGTCCGGTCAGACGTCAAAATGGTACCTGACGGAAGGAGGCTATCAAAGTCAGCAACATAGCGCTCGATAATAAAACCGAGCCATATGTTGGACTTGAGCAACTCACGGCGTGCTAAGACCTCCTCAGGCAGGACCAGGCCTCGAGCGTACCATGCCTCAATGGAAACGCCATAGCGCTCCCAAGAGCCTTTGGTGTGATTGAACTCGAAACCCTTGAAGTCCCCGCCGAAACCATCAATCCCGGCCTCCCAGAGGCGTCTGAGCATGGTCTCCCATGCCATGCTGTTGACGTTGGCACCGAGGAGATGATCGGATCGACCCTTACGTCCTGCACGAATGCGTGCGGCAAGGTATGCACCGAAATACTT